CTAGCTGTAATTATAGCAAAAATAGAACCATTATTCACAGCCTCTACAAAATCTTCCCACGCTGGACCAGGTTCCGCTTTCATAGCGTCAGTTAAAAATTGTTTGTCTCCGTCTACTCTGAAATCTCTGAAAGCGTTAGGAGCAAAATCAACAATTGTATTACCTCTATATTTGAAGGGTCCCTTACCGATTTTACTCCTATACTCTGCAAAATCCTCTGTACTCATACCTACCTCATCACCCTCCTCGTCCAAAAGAAAAATTTCAGTCGGCATATGTACAATGTTGTCATCCCAATCAAAAGCATAATACTTTAAATCTGGTGTACCCTCTGGATTTATCCCCTCTCGTAATTTAGTTTTCATTTTGTAATAAAAAAGTGGGGGGTCTAAAACCCCCCGTTTTTATTAGATATTTTCAAACGAAGCACCTGTTGGTGTAATGAAGAATTCGATATCTATGAATTCTAATGCCTTCGTTGGTTTAAGATATATTTTACCTGTAAGTGTATTTCTATCTAAATCTTCTGGTGATGATGAAACTGTTACACGGAAATCATACAAACCTCTATCCCTTCTGATTGAATCAAGAATCGGATTGACACTATCCAAGAACTGTTGTCTAACTATTTGGTCATTTTGTTCAAACAACAATCTAACCGCGACAGCTGAAATCAACTTACGAGCTTGCAACAACAATCTTCTAACATTTAATCTGTTTAGTGCTGTATCTGCCACTTGAAGTGTTTTATTACCCCAAATTACTGTTCCTACATCAGCGAACGTAGCAATCGGGTTGATTCTTCCTTGGTATAGAGTGTCTCTATCTTGTTGTGTTAGTTTCACTCTCGCTTTGATTGAGTTCACTAAACCTCTCGTATAACCTGCCGATGCAAACCATGGGAAAGAAATATTATCTGTTAAAGCTAAGTTTCTACAAACTTCGCCGGTTGGTGGAATGTAAATTTGTGTATTATTTACAGTATCCCTTACTAAAATCCACGGGTAATAAGTTGCTGTGTAGTTAGAGTCAATGCCTGTATTATCAAGATTATCTACAGCTGATTGTGGGTAAATAACTTGATTTTGGTCAGTTGAATCTGGAAGTAACATGTTGTAGTCAGGTGTTGTAACAATATAAATTGAGTCAGCTCTTTGGAATTGAATCATATCTATCGCAGCTTCTACGAGTGTCTGATTATAAACATAATCGATACTTGCTGTTGCAAAAACATTTATATTCGTAGACTCAGGATTTTGAAAAGTTAAAATACCAAGTAGATAAGCGTAGTAGTCTGTGTTAGCAAAACTCTGACTATCAGCATCTACAGTAATATTTTTGAAAGTACCAAAACCTGTAGCGGTTGGGTATCTTGCTGTAACACAAGCACCTGCCAAATATCCTGTACCACCTAAAGCGAATCTATCTTCGTTAGTTCTCCTTTCTTCGTAAATGTCCCAACCATCAAATCCTCCAGCCATACACAAAGTGAATTTCCTTGCATAGATGAAATAATAAGGATTATCTGGATTTTGGGGGTTTGATGTAAAATCAGCAACACCACATTCAAAAGCGGTCTGACCACTTGTTGTGTATTCATTTCCAATAGTTACCACTGTAGCTCCTGAATCTAAATGGAAACCTTTTGTCAAACCATTCCAAGGAGCCGATTCAGTTGCAAAACAAAAATCAATTACAGGATTCTTCTGTCCGAGATATTGTAAGAAAGCGTCTTCTATAGAAAACAAATAAGAAGTAGACATACCTAAATATGTTCTACGAACTACATCCCCCGGAGAGGTTACGCTATTAGCTCCTCCTGCTGCTGACCCAAATGGAGGGTCAAGAACAACTTCTTGAGGAAAATTGTATTTTGTCTTGTAAAAAATCATAGGTGCTTGAACACTTGTACTACCATAAATTCTCTGATTAAATCCGTTGAATCCACAAGGTATGGCGTCTATTGGTGCATTTTCCGCCATCTCAACCATTATGTATTTTGAAATTAGAGCATACTCTCCATCATAGGAACCAATTTTCTTAGCAATAAAATTATTACTAGCCGGGTCCAAAACACAATTCTGAAATTTTTCAATTACGATAGGATTTGAATCTGTATCAAAGAATTGTCTTACTAACACGTCAAAAGTCATATTATCAAACGAAAGATTCGCAATAGAAATCTTTACTTCTGTATTTGCCGCATCACCATCTGAAATTGAGATGAATCTAAATAAGTTGTATACTTTATTACCTCTCAATTCGGAAACTAAGTAAGGAGATTTTGGTGATTGGTATCTTTGTAATTTCCATGCTATAGAATCCGAAGCTAGACTTCTTGCTGAATCGAGTGCAATCATATTACAATTCAATCCACGAATATAACTTTGGTTGTAAGCATATTCCAACGAACCAGAATAAAGCTCCTCAACGAAAATTGGGGTTTCAAATCTTGGTTTATCAAAATTACCAATACCTAAAACTTTCGTAATAAATTGCGGTGAAGTTGCTAGTAATGAGTTTTCGAATGAAAAAGTATTCCCATCTCTTGTAACGCCACTAAGTAGGAAAGTTGCAAACGGGTCTTGAGTAACACCTGAGTATTGATTTGTGCAAATCATATCCAAATCTGTTGTACCTGTGACCTCATATATCGGGCCATGGTTAGGACTTGAATTACTATTTGTGTATAATGAAATACCTCTAGACCTCAAAGTTGCTACAACCATGTTATTGAAATCGGGATAAGCAGTACCTGAAAAATTATAAACGTTACCTGACACTGAACCTGTGAAAGTACCAGAGCCAATATCCTGTAAACTGTCAATATAAAAATCCCAAGAATAACCAGTATATGAATTATTCGCACCTGGTTCGAAAGTAGCATAAAACCACGTATCATTATCTGAGGAACTCAAATCGTTAAAAGCCAAATTTAAATTGTTTACTCCAAAAGCATTATTAGTAGTACTGTAGACTGATGTAATACTGTTATAATCCCCATCAGGAACAGAACCATAAAAAAACGAAGAAGTAGCACTCAAAGAAGTATCCGCTAAAACTTGTTGTATGTAGTTATCCAAACTTTGTTGATAGGTAGAAGTACTTCCGTTGGACAAAATATATTGAGATGTAAAATCATTCGATACATCTGTAGGGAACGTATTACCCCAAACAGTTACACTAGCTGTAGTTGCGGTGAATGTATTTGTAAAAGATGTTGTACCTGTTGAATCAACGGTTGTTGGGTCAACGTTAGCAATAGTTGTAATGGACCAAGATGGGCCTGCATCATAACCTGACAAACCTAAAACTCTTGTGACAAATAATTGATTAGATTGTTGTAGGTATGATTTAGCTATATAAGCTGCTTCATATTTTGGAATTTGAGTATTTACAAATTTTACAGGTTCAGTACCCCCAAAATAAGCTTGAAACTCATCATAGTTTGTTATGAAGATAGGTTCAAAAGCCGGACCTTTAATTGTCTCTCCTACGAGACCTAATGTTGTTACCCCCACACTCTGTGCCACGAACGATAAGTCGGTTTCAGAAGTGTAGACACCAGGTGACACATATACTTTTTGATTTACTTGTGCTGTTGCCATTATTAAATTATTCTATTGCAGATTTATTTTACTGATAAATATTCTAATAATTATGAAAAAACTTTGATTTATAATATCTATTTGATAGTAGGCAGAATAAATTCTACCTTTTTTCTACCATGAAAAAGAAGAAAGAAATAAAGAATATTAAAATAGACCCCGCAGTTCACGATTTACTTAAAACATATTGTGAAAAAAGGGGGATAAAAATTTATAAGTTTTTGGAAAACTTGATATTAGAAAAGTGTAAAGAAAAGAAAGATATATATGGAGAAAATTAAAATAAATTATTCTCCAAACTTATCATAGCTTCTTTTGTATTATCAATTTTTACAACAGTGACCTGTAATGTGTCTTGATTAGTTACCTGTATAAGAGGGACATTTGTTCCGTAAAAATTACCATTTATATAGACTTCGTAAGAACTAACATTTTCTAAATTAATAATTTTCATATCTGCAGTAAAATATATTTTGTCTGTCAGAGAAGTGTTACCTATAACAAACAAAAGCTCCGAGGGAAAAGACTGTGGTGACTTCGGCCAAACTTCTCTTCTTCTTCCAAAGTTTGTACTATCTATTTCAAAAACCTGTGCCATTCTTTGGATGGCCGGTTTAACTTCAAATTCTTCTTCATCTATCAAATATCCCATCATTATAAATTCATATGATTGGATATAAAATTTTCTTGAATCAATATTTAGTTGTGATTCATCAGAAATATTCTGCATTATTATTGGAACATATTGACCTTTGATAAAAGTATATGCTTGTCTAGAAGCAAAAGTTTGAAGAACACCTTTATTGAGTTGGTTTAACTCCCTCATTCTGTTACAAATTATTTTTACAGAATATGTGACATCAACGGGGACAGGTTGTGGAATCGTATATATATCCATACCTTGCATGTTTCCATCCCATGTAGGTACCGAAGCATAATAAAATTGTTTTCTGTTTGGTATGTTCCATCTAAGTGCTGGATTTGTACCGTATTTTACTTCGGGTGTTCTAACGACAGTAATAAAAGGTGGCTCAGGATTATTGTCCAAATCTACAAACTTCCATGTTTCAACGTATTGAGACCAATTCTGTGTGGTCAATATAATATCTAATACAGGTATAGTTTTTCCTGCGGTAACTACTTTGAGTTCATTTTTAACAAAATCCAACATACCCCTATCTAAGTCAGCATGTAAAACAGACTTAGGTAAATAAGTTCCATCCTTGTTTATATATTCCAAAAGTTCTTCCCTTCTTGAATATAAAGTTTTTTTGGGAACTAACGGCAGTGTTGGTTTTACTTGTTTGGGTAGCGGCATATTACTGAGTTATGTAAATTTTATTTCTCATGTTCACCATTTCAACTTCCTCAGCAAAATATATTGGCTTGTTTGTACCTTTTAAAACAAACGTATCATTCACATATGGATTGTAAGTTACAATTAAATCACTATATGGTTCTTCAATTCTATCACATGGAAATTCACAAAAATCTAAAAGAGTTCCTATAACAAAAGCATGAACATTTTTTCTTTTTTCATCTCTGACTCTTTCTTTACCGCCAGGTCTAACTCGGAACTCAACGTCTTTAAGTTTCACATAATCAGCATGCATAATAACTTTTCCCAAATATGAAATCGAAAATGTTTCTCTGTTTAAGTTATAGTAAACCATAACTCGTTGTCCCATAAATAATGAGTCAAACTGTGACTCTGTAATTATCAATTTCATTATATTCCTCTAAATTCATTTTCACTAACCCAAGTCGCCTCTATAGTTCTATAGAAGGGCTTATAGCCAGCGTACGTATGTTTATTATCAGATTTTACTCTTCCATCGTTTATGACCGTATAATATCTTACTCGGTCCTCTGTTTCATAATAACCAAAATAATCTCCCATATTTACCTCAACCTGTAAATCATCTAACGTTTTTTGATAAATGGAGAATTTCATACTTCCCGGCTCTTGTTGTTTGACTCTTGAAGTTCCTAATAATTTATTTGTTGGAGCTAATATTTGTACCAACCCTTTCAATTCTACAGGAGCCATAAACTGAATACCATCCTCCAAAACCTCCCCATAGACATCATCAGTTTTAGTTTTATATCTATCAATTCTGTATAACACAACAGTAAAATTCATATCACCAATCAACCACTCTTCACCCATGTCAATATCTAAAGCAAAATCCTCCCCACCGAAAAATTTACCTAACCTTGTTATAGGAACCAACTTTTGCATATATTGATAAATAGTTTGAGTTTTATTATATTACAAGTAAAAAATTTTCAGAACCAATGGAAATACGTCCACCAAGTAAAATATATCTCAAAGACAGCCCGTTACACGGATTAGGTGTTTTTTGTTCGGAAGAGATTCAGTATGATGAAATTATAGATACCTGTCCCTTTCTACTATTTCCTCATAGAAGACAAGAAAAATTACCCTTTTTTCAAAATTATGCTTTTTGTTGGCCTAAATCAGAAAATTGGATAAACCATGTTTTAGTTTTAGGATACGGTTCATATTACAATCACAATGAGGTTCCAAACGTAAGTTGGGATTCTGACACAGATAGAAATGTTTTTGTTTTTAAATCTTTGAGAAAAATTAAAGTTGGTGAAGAACTTTTTATAGATTATGGAAATGGTGTTAAATTTTAATTGAATTTATATTGTCGAACACTTTAGAATCAAAAGCAATTTCATTATTAGAAACCTACGATGGGGCTAATAATTATATCTTAGAACTCAAAAGGAAATCTGAGATAAATAAAAAGTTTTACCCAACAAGAAGTCAGGCCGAGTACATTATAAATAACTTTGACAAACAACCCAAAGTTGCCAAAAAATGGGTTATACTTGATGCTTATTTCGCACAAAAATTTGCGGATGATAGGTTACTTCATCAAATTCCGGAAAAAATTTGGGTGGAAAAATTATTAGCAGAAAAAGAAAAAGCTTATCACATATGGGGTAGATTTTTTGAGACAGACCAATTGAATGAATTTTGGATTCCTAAAGCAGCAATGATTAAAGACAACACGGTTAAAGATGTTGTTTTAGATTTCGAAAAATATTCTAATAGACCGCCTTTATCTCATCAGAAAGAAGCAATTCAAAAATTAGTTGAGAACAAAAAATATATTTTAGCTGACGATATGGGTTTGGGTAAAACCACCTCAACCATAATTGCATCTTTGGAATGCGGGGCAAAAAAAGTATTGATAATATGTCCAGCAACTCTAAAAATAAATTGGAAACGTGAAATAGAAAATTATTCAAAAAAATCTATCTATATCGCAGAAGGTAAAAACTTTGACCCTAATTACGATTTTGTAATAATAAACTACGACATAATAAAAAATTTCCATGACACTAAAAGAAAAGATGAATCGCAAATTATTAGCGCCAATTTTGATTTGGTTATTGTTGATGAAGCACACTATATCAAGAATGCTCAAGCACAAAGAACCAAACTAATAAATGATATTGTTAAAAAAGTTGATAGAATTTGGTTGTTGACAGGAACACCTATGACCTCGAGACCCATAGATTATTATAATCTTTTGAGTTTGGTTGATTCACCTGTTGCAAAAAATTGGATGGCTTACGTAATAAGATATTGTAGTGGATATCAATTTAGGGTCGGCCCAAGAAAGGTTTGGAATGTCATGGGTGCTTCAAATTTGGAGGAGCTTAGAGACAGAACCTCAAACCTAACATTGAGGCGATTGAAGGAAGACGTACTTGATTTACCTGACAAAATCATTACTCCAATTTATCTGAGATTAAAATCCAAGGAATATGAAGAAGTAATGGGTGAATATTATAATTGGTACGAGAAAAATCCTGAAGAATCTAAATCACTTACAGTTCAATTTACTAAGCTCACCAAAGTCAGACAAATAATTGCAGACGAAAAAATAACACAAACAATAGAGCTAGCGGAAAACATAATTGAACAAGATAAAAAGGTTATAATTTTTTGTAATTTTACAAACTCTTTAAATAAAATTTTAGAACATTTCGGAAAAACTGCTGTCAAACTTGATGGTTCTATGTCCAAAACTGAGAGACAATTTTCAGTAGACCAATTCCAAGAAAATGAAAAAATAAAAGTTTTTGTGGGAAATATAAAAGCCGCGGGAGTTGGAATTACCCTTACCTCAGCTGAGGCTGTAATAATGAATGATTTATCTTTTTTACCTTCGGACCATTCACAGGCTGAGGATAGAGCATATAGATATGGTCAAAAAAGTAATGTGTTAGTTTACTATCCCATCTTTGAAAACACTATCGAAGGAATTATATATGATATATTGAATAAAAAAAAACAAGTTATCTCTACCGTATTGGGTGATAATAACAACTCCGCAGACTATGTTGAAGAAATTCTCCAAAGAATCAACGAAATGAGATAATCTCATTATTTATAGAAAAAACTCTATGAATGTAAAGAACGAAAACAAATCCGAATCACAAAGAGAAATATTGATTGAGGAAATGAAAAAAATCGGAATTGAAAAATTACCATACTCCTACTCAGCTCTGAAACCCTTTATTGATGCCGAAACTATGGATTTCCATTATAATAAACATTATAAGGGATATGTAGACAAATTAAATCAGGCTTTATCGAAAAAGAAAATGGGGGATTGGGATTTAGAAAAAATTATAAAAAATATTAGTAGATACGACAAAACAGTCAGAAACAACGCAGGTGGGGCATTTAACCACGCACTTTTTTGGAACATGTTGACACCCACACCCGTTAGATTAAAGGGCGAACTACAAAAGAAAATTTTTTCTGAATTTAAAACATTTACAAATTTTAAGAAAAAATTTGAACTTATTGCCAAAGAAAGATTTGGTTCAGGATGGGTTTGGTTGGTTCTAACAAAGAACAATAAACTCAAGATAATGTCAACCCCTAATCAGGACAACCCTCTAATGAACATTATTGAAGGTGGTGGTTTTCCTTTATTAGGTCTTGACCTTTGGGAACACGCATATTATTTGAAATATAAAAATAAACGCGATGAATACATTTCTAATTTTTGGAAAGTAGTGAATTGGGATTTTGTTAGTAAATTGTTTGAATTGAAAACACAAACAAAGTTATTAGAAAATAAAATATCCAAACAAATAATGACAGAAGGTAAATCTTATATTGTGGATTGTTCAACAGAGGACGAAAAATTTTTTCAAAATTTGATGAAAGACAATGAAATAAGTAAATTATATGGAATGGGAATCTATGCCGCCCTTAAACAAGTAGATTGGTTAGAATTTAAACCTAAAGACCCTGAAAAAAATATAATGCAAGGATTTTACAAAAATGGAGAAAGGCACAACATCAGTTATTTAGCAGGTAACTACAGAGCTTTTTGTCTAATTACCAAAAGTGTAAACAGATTACTCAAAGATAATAATCGTGATATATTACATTTTCAAAACAGAACACCAAAAGAACAAGTGCTCGCAGTAAAAAAACTCACATCAATTTTAAAAAAATACTCCAGTAAAATATTTGTTGAGGATTCCCCTTTCTTTCAAAAGATTATGTCAAACTTGAGTAATAGTAAGACAAAAGGGGACAAGGTAGAAAATCAAACGAAAAAAAGATTGGAGAATGAATTCGGATTAGAAAATGTAGATATTCAAAGTGAGTTTGGTTCCGAAAGTGATAATCAAGGGACAGACGGTCAAATTTTCAAAAATGAAAAAATAAATACTTTTCAAATCAAGCCATTAACAAATTACAAAATAGTTGATGATTTAGTTTACGTAGAAACCACCGGTAAAATTTTACCTTATGAACAAGATTGGATGATTTTCACCAATAAATTCGAAACAATAATTTTAGAAAATAATGCCACAACGTTTGGTAGTAACGCTTACATATTCCCTGTCAGTAGTTTGATTTATACCTTAGTATGATATTTATAAAATAAACTTGTCTATGGCAGTAATCCCTGAACCAGAAAGAAGTAGAATATATACAAGAATTAAACATCAATTAGGAGCACCTTTAAGAAGTGTTGAATTGACGGATGAAATGTTGGATTCTTTGATGGAACTATCTATTGGAGATTATGAAGAATATGTTTTACAATGGCTAATTGATAGTCAATGGGTAAACTTAGTCAATTTAAACATGAATGAAAAATCTGTGGCAAGAGCATTGGTAACAAGAACCATGGATTTTGAACAACAATTCGCGTACTCATATTCAAAAATTGTTGGTTTACAAACAATGGGGCCTTGGGTTTTAAAGAAAGACTATTTCGTTTTAGAAAGAAACAAACAAAATTATGAAATTCCTGCAGGTAGAGAGGTAAATGAATTATTATGGTTTTCCAATCAACCGTGGACCGCTTTTGGATTAGGTGGTATTGGTGGATTTGGTTTTGGGGGTATCGGTTTAGGTGCTAACGAAGCTGGTTACGCTCAATTAGGTTATCAAGGTTCTTATTTTATGATGAGTGGTTTTGATTACTTGATTAGGATGCAAGAAGCAAATATTCTAAACAGAATATTGGGCGGTTCTCTGACATATAGAATTACAGGATTACCGGACGGTAAGAAAAATATATTTTTATACAACACTCCTGGAGGTCGTTTTAATTGGAGTAATTACAGTTTATATGAGGGTAAGGCCGTATGGTATTGGTACTACGACGTAGGTCCTGATGATAGAGCCGATTGTCTCAAAGCAAACCCTGACATAATTAAACTACCTACTGACGTACCAATTTCTGAATTGAGTTGGGAAGAGTTGAATGTTCCGGGTCAACAATGGGTGAGAAGATGGTTCACAGCTTATGCAAAAGAGACTTTATCAAGGGTCAGAGGAAAGTATAGTGGAAATCTAAAGACACCTGATTCTGAGTTGATTATGGATTATCAAATACTTCAAACAGAAGCTAAAGATGAAAAATCTAAACTATTGGAAGAGTTGATTGGTGCTGAAGGATGGCTCACAAGACTAAGACCTGAAAAAGTTATGGAAAGAGAAGCTCAAATAGCAGAAAATTTGAATAAACAAATGAAATTCAGGGCAATGCCTCGACAAATATACGTAATATAATGGCAATCGTAAAAAATATACCATCAAAGAGAATTATAAACGGGTTTGCAATAGAAACTTCAGATAGTTCTGTTGTGACTGAAAAAGATTATAAAGTAACTGGAGAAGCGGTAATTGTCGTAAGAGGAGTGCCTAATGCAACTCTAACTTTGGACTCTATGACATCAGACCACGTTGTTGTTAAATCTATGACAAACTTGAAAGTAAAACCCGACATCAATAAGATTGATGAAGAATATGATGAAGTTGATTTGGACAAATTTGCCTGTGTAGAATTTAAATTTATAAGGGACACCTGGTATATACTTTCTTCAGACGGACTCAAGAACTCCTAATTGGTCTTTCCAATTTTCTTCCGCTAATTCGTAAATATATTCTGGACTTAGACCCCTTCTATCCCAATAATTTATTTCTTGTTCAGTAATATCCA